AATTTTACAGTCTTTAGAAAAAGAAAAAGATTTAAAAGCTTCAAAGTTTGAAAGATTTTTATCTGTTACTTTGGGTAAATCTTCTACAAGATATTTAAAAATAGCTGAAGAATCTGAGCCAATGATGGAGTTCTTAAAAACATTACGTTATGATTTAAGAAGAATTGGCGGTGAAAGAATGCCGGGAGTTAAAGAAGAAACTTACGGTGAAACAATTGGAAGATTGTTTGGGTTTTTCCACATGAATTTAGATTATTCTTTAAATAATATAGATAGAGTTTTTAATAGAAGCAGATTTAAAACAACTATTTCTAAAGAACAAAACGACCAGCTTCTAGCTTTAATATCAACCAATGGCAAAGCTACAGAAATAGGTGGCAAGCCAATAGATGACTTTGTTAAAGAAGCTTATTTTGGAGACGGTAAAAAACGTATAGGTATTAAACAATTATTAGATAGAGCTTTTGCAGTTGGTAATGAATACGGGTTATTTGCATTTAATCAAAAAGTTCAAAACTACTTTCCACATAAATTTAATTATTCTAAATTATCAGATCCTGTAAACAGAGAAAAATTTGAAGATCTTTTAATACAATATAATCATGCTAATCCTTTGGGAATAGAAGATGTCAAGCTTCAAAAGTTTTACGATGTCTATGGTAGAGAAATAGAAGGCTTACCGGAAAATACTTTAGGAACTGACATGCAAGTTTTTGGCAGAGATTTTTTAGTTGATGCTAATGGCAATGAAGAATTAGCTAAACGATTAAAAGCTAAAACTATTGTGGATAACATGCTTGAAAAACGTTGGACTCCTTTTGAGTATCAAGGAGCCGGTAATGTTGGGAATGGTTATGGCTTTATGAAACATAGAGTATTTGATATTCCTGATAGTGAATTAATTCCTTTTATTGAAACTGATGTACGTTTAGTACTCCAAGATTACTTTACAAATTTATCACAAGGAGTAGCCAGAGCTAAACACTTTGGTAAAACTAAACAAGATTTTGAAAATAAATTTATAAATCCTATTCGTGAAGATTTATTAAATAAAGGAATGGCAAGAGAAGATGCTGAAAAAATTGTAACTGGTGTTAGAACTATTTATGGTAAAGTTACTGGAGTAGATCAAGATAGAATTGCAAATAAATTTTTAAGAAGTGCATCAGACTGGGGAAGACTTAGCCAGCAAATGGCTCACTTACCTTTAGCTACTTTATCAAGTATTACAGAACCTTTAATTCTTTTATCTCGTGTAGGTTTAAGAGATACACCTTCTGCTGTGTATGAAATAGGTCATGCTCTAAAAAAAGAAACAGGTAAAACTTTTGATAGAGCAGTACAAGGTATTAAAAGATTAAGTGGTAAAAAGACTAAAGGATTTAAAGACTTAGAAGATGAAGAGTGGCGAGAAATTTATGAAACTGGATTAGCTCTAGAACAAGCTGTGATGGACAGGATAGAGGGCTTAACTGGTGAAGCTCTTACTGGTGATGTAGCTAAAGGATTACAAAACGCTTTCTTTAAATCTAATCTTTTAACACAATGGACTTCTGCGGTACAGCTTGCTTCATTTAACACTGGTAAAAAATTACTACGAAGAAATATAGAAAGACTTTATAAAGATCAACAAGGTATTACAAAGTTAGGTGCTCCCAAGAAAAAATATTTACAAGATCAATTAGAGGACTTAGGTGTTGATGTTAATGATGGCTTGTCTTGGTATGGTAAGTACATGGAAGATGGCACCTTTAATTATAATAAATCCATAGGTGATGAATTTTATAATGATAGAATAGTTAGAGGAGCTAACAGATTTGTAAAAGAAATTATTTTAAATCCAAGCACAGCAGAAGCTAATAGACCTTTATGGTTTTCTTCTCCTGCTGGTCAGCTTCTTATGCAGTTTGCTGGTTATCCTACTGTATTTAGTAATACTGTTTTGAAAAAGTTTATTACAGATATGAAAGATTATCCTTTAGTTGCTTCTCCTAAAGTTGCATTAACTACTGTACTTATGACATCAGTAGCTATGATGGGTAACTATGTTAGATCTGGTGGTAAAAACTGGGAAGAACAAGAACCCGGTGAGTTAGTATATGAAGCAATCAGAAGATGGGGTGGTGCTGGCTTTTTTGAATATCTAGATAGAATTGATACTAATGTTAATTTAGGTGGTGGTCAGTTTGCATCACTAGCTAAAGCATTTACTGGTCCTCTCGGTCAAGACGTTATTGATTCTCTTATTTATAGAAAAGGTATAAATGAACTAGCATTAACAAACTTACCAGCTTATTCAGCTTTACCAAAAGAAACTAGAGATAAACTTAAAAAGTTTGGTAGAAATGTAGACAAAGATATTTTAGAATTTTTAAAAGATGAAAAGGAAAAGAAAATTCAATATGCAAAAGGTGGTGTAGTAGATGTACCACAAGCTATTAATGAACCTGATGAAAGAATTAATCCATATACTGGAGAGCCTTATAATGCTACTGCTGAGTTTATACAGGACGAAGAGGATAGAGATTTAGAAGCACAGATGAAAGGTCTTGGGCTTAAGTAATGTACAAGTACTTCAAAGACTCTGAGTTAGCTTGTCGACACACAGGACAACAAGGAATGGACCATGACTTCATGCAGAAGCTAGAAGCTATTCGTGAAGAATGTGGATTTCCTTTTATACTTACCAGTGCTTATCGACATCCTAGCCACCCAATAGAGGCACGTAAGTCTAAGCCGGGTGCACATAGTTCAGGTAAAGCTGTAGATATAGCTGTAAGCATGGACAAAGCTTTTAAAGTTGTTGAAGTAGCTTTAAAGCATGGAATAAAAAGAATTGGAATAGCTCAGAAGGGTGATGAAAGAACTAGGTTTATTCATTTAGACGATGATACATCTAGACCACATCCTAGAGTTTGGTCGTACTAATGTTATTATATACAGAGAAACAATTAGATACAGCGTACAGAATAGACTGTAAAGCTAGAACAAAGTCAGGTCTTGCGTGGATAAAGCGTGAAGAGTTTAGACCTTTATATGAGGATTTGGTAGAGGCATTTATGGTTGCATACGATGAAGATGTTTTATTGGGAGCTGATGTTCCAGTATATCTTCTTGATGCAGTTAATGATTTATTGGAAGGTACAATAACAACAGAGGAATTACAATGAAGGATAAATTAAAAAGTTTATTAAGTGCGTTTGCTCCTACACTTGGAGCAGCTGTATGTGGTCCATTAGGTGGACAAGTTGGACAAATACTTAGTAAAATTTTGGGAGTACCTAACAATCCTAGGTCTCTTGAGGATGCTATGAATAACCTGACAGCTGAACAAATGGTTGAACTTAAAAAAGCTGAACAAGATTTTAAAGTTCAAATGAAAGAGTTAGAGGTTGACGTATTTGAATTAGAAGTAGACGATAAACAAGATGCTAGAAAGAAATTTAAAAAGGATTGGACACCTAGAATACTAGGAACCATTACACTAACAGGGTTCTTTGGTTACATATTCTTAGTAACTTTACAACCGCCTGACAGTACTTCAGATACTATCGTGTCTTTAGTGTTAGGTTACTTAGGAGGTTTGGCAAGTGCAGTAATATCTTTTTACTTTGGTGCTTCCAATACTCCTGATAAAGATGAATAATGAAATGGTTACTAATAGTTTTGTTCAGTTTACCATGTATTGCTGATTGGCAAGATTGGAACAAGACTGATAAGCTTTTATGGAAAACAAATTTAGTTTTAGACGTTCTAGATGCATCTCAAGCTTATGACATGATTCATTGTCAAAACAATAATCCAAACTGTGTTTATGTAGAAAAAAACCCCGTGTTTGGAGAACGCCCAAAAATTGAAAACATTTTAATCGGTAAAGTTGTTGGAAACATTATACTTTATCAAGTGTTAGATAACTTTCCTGAGTCGAGAAGAACAGGATTAATTCTTTCCAACGGTATAAAATGTTATGTGGTTATAAATAACAATAATATTGGGTTGAATTTTAGATTTAATTTTTAGAATTTAAGAGGCTACAAGCTCTTGAATTTTAAAGGTATGACCTTATAAAGGTTGTATCATTGGAAGCTCTTAGAAAGGCTTACAAAGCGTTCTAAGGCTATTATAAACTTGCTTAATAAAAGGAGTATATTATGAGCAGAAATATATTGGACCTTAATGGTCTATTCACACCAACCTATGTGGGATTTGACAGACTCTTCAATGAGATGTTAAAGACACAGTCTCGTGGTAAATCAGTACCACAATATCCACCCTATAATCTTATCAAGGATGGAGAAAACTATACAATTGAAATGGCTATGGCAGGACTTACTGACAAGGACATTGATATTGTTCTTGAAGAAAGAACCTTGACAATCTCTTATGATAAAACAGAAGAGACACGTGAAAACTTGGTTCATCAAGGATTAGCTCAACGTTCTTTCAAAAGAAGTTTTAATCTAGCCGATGATATTGAAATCAAGAAGGCAACACTAAAGAATGGATTACTTTCTGTAGAAATGGAAAGGATTATTCCTGAAGAGAAGAAACCTATAAAGATTAAGATATCTAAATAGATTAACTATCAAATCTTCTACCATTTAGGTGAGCCTCTATCTTGTTATGAACTTTATCAAGCTCGGTAGTGGCTTCCCTAATGGTAGTTTTTAAAATGTTATAATCTTCTACGCTTAAAAACTTCTTAAGCTTTTCAATATCGGTAGAGGTTCTTTCGGTAATGAGTTTACCGGACTTGTCGTATAGCAAGGTATAGCTGAGAAGCCTTGCTTCTTCTCGTTTTGTTCTCATGATTCTAATCCTGTGAAAGTTATCTTATCTTGTCTGCCTCTAAGTCCAGCTTTCATGTAAGATGTAGCACGACCTTCAAAGAAGTTCTGATGCTCAACTCCCATAACTTCATCTAACCAACCAAGAGGATTCTCTCTTTGGTCATAGTTAGTCTTTAATCCTAGCTGAAGTAATCTTCTGTCAGCTATATATCTGTTGTAAGCGTACATATCTTTCTTAGTAAGACCTTGAATGTCTCCCATGTCAAACACTAGGTCAAGGAACTTATCTTCAAGCTTTACCATTTCACGACATATCTCATAGATTTCTTTTTTAAAATCGTCTGTCCATATATCTATGTTCTCTTGAATAAACTGTCTAAATAGTTTAGTCATTGCTTCAACGTGCATAGATTCATCACGAATAGAATAAGTAACAATCTGACCCATGCCTTTCATACGTCCAAAGCGTGGGAAGTTTAATAGGATTGCAAAGCTTGAGAAGAGTTGCAGTCCTTCTGTAAAGGCTGAATAGACTGCTAAAGTTTTTGCAATGCTTTTTTTATCCTTTAGTGTTGTCTTGATACCACTAATGTATTCGTGCTTGTCAGACATCTCTTCGTACTCTGCAAAAGCTTTGTACTCTATCTCCGGCATACCGACTGTATCAAGTAATAAGCTGTAAGCATGTTGGTGAATAGATTCCATGTTAGCAAACGATGCCATCATCATACGTGCTTCAGGCTTTTTAAAGATTCTCATGTATCTATCTATGTATCCTGAACCAACATCAACATCAGACTGAGTAAACAATCTAAAAATTTGTGTCAGTAGATTCTTCTCAGTCTTTGAAAGTTCTTGCCAGTCTTTAACATCTGTATGTAGTGGTACAGACTCCGGCATCCAGTGCATTTGGTTTTGTAATACATAGTAATCAAACATCCATGCATCATCAAACGGTTTGTAATATTCTCTTGTTCCTAATAGACTCATTTTTATTCCTTAATAATTATATCTGCTTCAGTTTCAATAACAACTCTTGCACCACAAGATAAAATAGGTTTATCATTACCGCCATATCTAACGGTAGACTCTCCTAAAATTTTTACCTCGTGACAATACGTATTTGTTTTACCCTGCTTTATCGTAATAACAGGTTCGTTGGTATTATTTTTTTTATTTGATCGTATTTTATGTTGATTTACGTGGATATATTTTTTTGTCATTCTTCTTCCTTTGGTAAATAAACATAAACTTCTGCCTTACATTTAGGGCAGCTTAAATTGGTTTCAATGAGGTAAGCGTTTTCATCTTCTTCAATGTCGTGGTCTCCACCCCAAATTAATTTTGTGTTACAGTGCCAACAGTTCATACTATCTAAAAGGCTTTATATCTTGTATCCAAGTTACCAAAGCCCATCGTTCTCCTTTTGTTATTGGTGTTACTTTATGAAGCACATAACTAGGAAACAACACCATGTCTCCAACTTCCATATGTATTGGTCTGTCTGCTCCTTGTTTTAAAACAATCTCTCCACCAGCACAGGTGTCAGAAAGTAAAATAGATACAGATATTTTTCTGTTAGAATAAATACCATCGCCTATGTCTGTGTGCCAATCGTAATGACAGCCTTCTTTGTAATGCAACAGTTGTAGATTATCAAAGATACCTGCAATATCAAATCTAAAATAATCATCATTATAAATTTTAACAGTTTCAAAAATCATTTCAGCTAGTGCTAAGTCTTGAAAAGGATAAACATCTACCTTTCTAACATCATTAACTTTGGTAGACTCTTTATCGTTTCCATGTACTTTACCTTCCCATTTCTCTACAGTATCAGACATTCTTTTAATCATTAAACATTCTGATTGGCTCAAAAAGTTATGAATGTTTTTAAACATCTCAGGCTTGGGATTGTTTGGTTGTTGTAAGTACATACTATCCTTCACATGCAATACATTCCACTTCATCAAGTTTGATACGTGGAACTTTTATATTAACGTTCTCTGCATTACGAGCAGCATTAGATCTAAAGTAATACAAAGACTTTAGTTTGTTTGCACCATACCAATGAACATCATTGACATACTGCATATATTCATCATGCACTTCTTGTGGCTCTGTAGCTTTGGGAAGTGTAAAGAATAAATTAACAGACTGTGATTGACATATAAACTCCTGCCGTTTAAACGCATGTTCAACAATCCATATTTGATTTATCTCATTAGCAGTTTTAAATACTTCCTTCTCTTCATCAGTAAGAATATCTAGATGCTGAACAGAGCCATCCATACCTGCAATGTCTTTCCACAGCTTGGTAAGCTCGTCAGCCTTCAATCCTTTCTTCTTTAAAAGTTTTTCTAAGTGTTTGTTTTTGACTTGGTACGTGCCTGAGAGAGTTTTGTGCGTGTAAACATTAGCACGGTATGGCTCAATCGAAGGAGACGTACCACTGCAAATGATACTGCTAGAAGCGTTAGGAGCAACAGCCAAAAGGTGAGCATTCCTAAGACCACTGCCACTAATATCAGGAGCCTCACCACGTTCTTCAGCGAGTCTACGAGAAGCCTCCATGGATTTGTCTTTAATATGCTGAAAAGCTTGGTAGTTGAATCCCGTAGCGAAGATACTTTCAAAAGCGATATTATTTTTTTGAAGATACGCATGGAATCCCATTGCTCCAAGACCCACTGACCTTTCTCGGTAAGCAGAGTAAGCAGCTTTCTTAAAGCCTTCCTTACCTTCTCGGATATGTTTTGTAAATCTTTTGAAGTTTGCATTGTATTCTCCTAGTTGTGTTGTATCAATTGCATTGTCTATAAAGTGTTGGAGTACGTTGTCCAACATGGTTATTAAATCATCTATGAACTGTTCGTTCTTTGACCACTTGTCAAAGTGTTCTAAGTTTACAGAAGATAAACAACACACTGCTGTTCTCTCGTCATTAGTTGGTAGTGTAATCTCAGAACATAAATTACTTTGTTTGATTTCTAATCCCAAGTCTTTTTGTTTCTGTGGTAAAGCCTCATTACAGTTATCAAGATTTACAATGTAAGGCTCTCCTGTTTCTGCTCTTGCTTGTATTAATTGAAACCATAAGTCACGAGCATTAATAACTTTAACAGCTTCATTAGACTTAGGGTCTACCAATCTGTAGTCTGCATCATCTTCTACAGCTTTTAAAAATTCATTGTTAATGTTTACAGCGTTGTGAAGGTTAAGACATTTACGATTGATGTCTCCACCTGATTCTTTTCTCATGTTAATAAACTCTTCAATTTCAGGATGCCATATATCCATGTAAGCTGCGTAAGAACCACGCCTTGTTACGCCTTGATTAAAGGCAAGCATCTGAGAATCTACGACATGCATGAAAGGAATGGAACCAGTAGACTTACTACCGTGAGTAGTAGATACACCATTACTACGCACATCTCCCCAATATCCACCGATACCTCCACCTGAACTTGCGAGCCATATGTTTTCATCATAATGAGCAGATAACCCAGTCCTACTGTCAGGAACATAATTGAGGAAACAACTAATAGGAAGCCCACGCTTCGTGCCTCCGTTGCTAAGAATAGGAGTGCTAAACATGAACCAACAATTGGAACTGTATTCATAAAGTCTCTGAGCAAGCTGATAATCAGTGACACCTTTGTAGGTTGCTCCGAAGACGGAGGCTCTTGCGAATGCTTCTTGGGCATGGGTTTCTCCTTCGATAAAATATCTGTCTCGTAATGTATCAAGACTAAATTTATCTAGCTTCGATTCATTGTCATAATTAATTTTAATTCCTAAATATTCTTTAGGTCCAACTGTATCTTCGACCATTAAGTGTTCTCCATGTCGTGTACGTAAAGCATTATTATAGCATAATGTAATATTTTAAGCAAGTCTTTTCGATTCTTTCCTTCTTTATTTCCATATCTTTTTGCGTACTTCATTATGTTACCCAACGCAAAACCTTCACCATGTCCACTATCAATGATAACATCGGTTGCTTGGTATTTATCGGATGCATAATGCTGACTATATGTAGCATCAATGTATGTTTGAATCTCTTGTATAAGTTTGTGCTCATTAAATTTATAATTAATCTTTTTCATTTATCCATTCCTTCGGTAATGTTTCTTCACTAAACCATCTGAAACCATTCAGCTCAGCCCATTCAGCATGTGATCTTTTTGTTTTATCTTTTCTTAGTTTAGCTCCCGGCATAGGTGAGTTAGGCTTTTGAAAAACAAATACCAACTCATAGTTATCAGGTAATGCATCCCTAATATGTATGTACTTACTATATTCTGCGTAATCCCAAAACCTACCTTTTGCTTCTATGAGTATGACACTTCCATCAAACTCTTTTACAAAGTCAGCTTCGTAACTTTTAGGTATGACATATTTAATAGTATCCCAATGGTGCTTCCAGTCCTTGAGAAATTCTTGGTGAAGATTATATTCCCAAACACTGTCGTAACCTTTAGGAGCTTTAAGATCTCTTGGTCTAACCTTACGTGGTATTCTCTTAGCCATCTATAAATCTCGCAGTTATTTCATCAACCTTTGGTTCTCTAACTGTAGTGGTTAGATACGTAAGACCTTTAGAGTATTCAAAGACTCGAAGTCCTTGACCCTCGTTAGCATCTTTATGACATTCAAACTTGTGAGGACAGTAGACACAAAGCATTGGAAGCTTCATGTTACCTGAACTGCCTTCAGGGATAGGTTCGTAACATCTCTCCGGAGGAGTAGTCTCTTTTAATTGAGACTTAACCTTTTTTATTTTAGCATCTATATTAGGTTTGTCAAGATCTTGAGGTTTAAAAAGTGCTAATTCTCCAGTCTCTTTGTTGATAGCTAAGAAACCACCACCAGTTGTGCCTTCAGCTTTCTCATAACCAGCAAGCTGAGACATATATCCAAAGCTATCTTCTTCAGCAAGAGTACCATTCCTAAATTTATTGAAGGCATATCCTGATGCTGACTTAATATCTACAACCTCACCATCAATCTTACAATCCATGTGACCCATGATGCCTTTGATTTTAATTTCTTTCTGTTCATCAGTAACTTCATGACCTGCAAGTTCTGTCAAGAACAACACAACTCTTTCAAGTAAATGACCGTACAAAAACTTAATCATAGTCTCAGGTCTAATAGCATGAGGCTCACGCTTAGAGTTTTGTTCGTACCACAATTGTCTTGTAGGCTTTCCAATGTTAGACATACGCAATGTAAAGTCTTTGTTAGCACGAGGAGTTAGCCAATCCTTTAATGCTTGTTTCATAAAGTCAGCAAACTTATCTAAGTCTTCTTCGCTTACATCAATTGCTTCACCTTTTCCAAGGATAGCTACCTTGTCGTATATATCTTTAACGACTGTATCAAGCTGTTTCTTTTTCATAATTTTTCTCTTTAATGTTATTTATAATATCAATAGCAATATTAATATCCATTTTAAACCATTCACCGTTCCTATCTTTGCAAACTTTATCACATCTTTCATGTGCTAAACTTTCTGCAAGTTTGTTATTATCAAATAATTTACTATAAACAAGTTTATAATCTCTTTTAGGACTAGATGTTTGGTATCCATTGCATCTGTTTTTAGCATTAACAGCCCTGCCTATCTTTATCCATTTTTCCCAAGCAGGATTAGTTACAATATATACTTCGCCTTCATCGCCAAATTCATCATATCTTTTTCTATTTTCTAAATCTACTTTTTCTAATTTTTTTCTTAATGTTATTTCGTCTAATCTTTTTCGTTCACAACTTTGACAAACATATTCTCTTCTAGCTTTTCGTGAAGCAAGCCAATTAAAGTCAGAGCTTTGTCTATCACTAATAAGTTTAACATCACACTTATGACATTTTGGATTTTTTTTAACACTCCAATCAGCCGTGTAACCTTTATGATTTTTATTTGTTTCCATGTAACATTCCTATCATATCTTTATTATATGTTTTATCTCTATGCTTAGTAAAATACATGCTTCTATCTTTTGGATTAAATTGTATTAATTGTACTCCAGCTTTTACTTGAGCTTTTGATCGACTAGTACATTTAGTAAAATTATTATCTGAAGTTTTGTGGTGTTGTTCATTAGCAGTTTTAACATCTATAAGTATAACCTTATCATCTTTTATAGCAACTAAATCAACTAAACCAGTACAACCACAGTTTCGGAATACTTCATATCCATTATCCCATAACCATGTTACTGCATAATATTCTGCAACATCACCTTTCCTACTGCTATCATCTTTGTTATCAGTGTGTTTCATCCCAAGACCTCCCAATCTTAAATTCTCCATCTAACGGACAACGCATCTTGTAGTACTCACCAGCTTCTTGAATGCTTTTCACTGCAAGTTGTCCAACCTTATTGGCTCTACATTCAGAGACTTCTATCTGCCATTCATCGTGGATGTTAGCAACTAATTTAAAAGGTGTCATGCTAAGTTCTAAACGATTACAAAGTATAGCTAAAGCTTTCTTCATAACAATAGCACCACCACCTTGAAGTAAAGTATTTAAAGCAGCGTGTTCACTTCTGACATAGATCTTTCTACCATCTAATCCTTTGAGGAAACCTCTTTGAGCTGCTCGTTGCACTTTATCCTTAAGAGTTCTAAGTGATGGCAGATTATCGAGGAAACGGTTCTTAAGTTCTGAACCTTTTCTTCTAGATCCTCCAACGACTTTACCAAGTTTCTCGTCTCCTGCTCCGTACACAAGTGCATAGATGAATGTCTTTGCTGTATCTCTTGATTTAAGTCCTGCAAGTTTTTGGTTAGTAGTGTGTATGTCTCCATTAACAACTTCATTAGTATACTCCTGATCGTTCATGTAGTGTGCCAACATTCTAAGTTCTAAACCTGAAGCATCAACTCCAAGTAAAACATTACCTTCATCAACAGTCCAACAGGCTCTACATTCTTTACCGAATGGACTGTATACAGCAGGGACTTGAGCCATGTTTGGATGACTGTGAGACATACGTCCAGTGATAGTTCCATTAGGAATAACAGAACCATGTACTCTCCCATCATCTTCCAAGGCATCAAGCCACGACTGTATTTGAGCTATTCGTTTTTGGTAGAGTAGGAAGTCAGCTATCAGCTTAGCCTCACGAATATGCTCTATCTTTTTCAGTGTTCCTTCATCAACAATAGGCTGACCTGTAGGAGTAAACCTCTCAGGTTTCCAACCAAAGTCTATCAAGTATTCACCGATCTGTTTACGACTTCCAAGATTAAACTCTTGTAGTTTCTTTCTCATAAAA